TGTAAATGTGTAGGAGCATATCATGATGTATCGCGTAAAGTTTTACGATATAGCACGAGTAGAGGTACAGCACTATGTCACACAAGGATAAATCATATTACAGATTAGATGGCTTTGTGCCGCTAGCAACGTATTACAAGCGACTGATGTCCATAGTAGACGAGCATGAATGGGAAGGACAGTTTGACGATGCTGACCACTACCTACAGCAAGCAGAGGATGCTAAGCGACGTATGGATGCAGGGGAAGTATGGGAAGTACCTTTTTAATGGCAACGATGATCGTAATAGTATATACTGTAGGTTTCGTATACTTCTTGTATCACTCTTGGAAGGAACTAGGAAAGGATGATAAATGACGATCCGCACGACGACTGCACTCACTGGATTGAAGCGCTACGGAAAGCGCGTCGTGACCTGCCTGAGCGTGACACTTAACGTGCTGCTAGGCGGGGAGCTGAATCAGACATTCAGTGCACGGAACCACCAGTGGAAGAAAGACGGTAAGTTTAACCTTGTATGGTTGATAGACGCTATGCTAGGCAAGGACCACTGCACCCACTGTTGGGTGTACTGGAAAGTAAGGAAACAATGGTAATGACACTTAAAGCATTATTTAGAGAGTACATGCGATCCGCTGACTTCAAGCGACTCAAAGGTACGACACAAAAGAAGTACGAGCAGCAGCTAGCCTATGCTCTCAAGACACGAGTAGGACGCAAGCATCTAGCACAGCATACGCTAGACGAGATCAAAGCTTCCACCATGAACATCGCCTACGAGCAGTGGGTAGAGACAGGCGTGTACAACGCAAACTATCGCAAGGCTGCGTTCAGTGCTGCATGGAAGTACGGAATGCGCAGGGACTACATGGTGCACAACCCGTGCTCACTCATACGTGGGGTGACATCTAAGCCACGCCGTGTGCGTTGGACACGTGAGCAAGTACGTAAGTTTCTTGATACAGCTTACAGTGACTTTCAGTATCGCAGCATTGGTCTGATCGTTCACATGGCCTACGATTGGGGGCAGCGTGTAGGTGACATGCGCCTCATGACATGGGATAAGCTTGATCTAGACACTTGTAGGCTAGACCTTACGCAGAGCAAGCGTAATGCAGAGGTACACCTTCCTATAAACAAGGGACTATGCAAAATGTTACGCGAACAAAAGCAAGACTTCGAGTTCCAAGAGTATGTAGCACCACGCATAAAACCACGCGCTGGGGCATACACACCTTACGAGGTTGACGAGATATCTAAGCTTATCAATGCCGTGTTAAGCAAAGCTAATCTACCACTTGAACTAACAGCGATGGACCTGCGTAGGACAGCCATCACAGAGATGCTAGAAGGTGGTGTAGATATGTTTGGCATCATGCAGGTTAGTGGGCATGTTAACCCTCAATCCGTAAAGCCTTACATGGTTAATACATTCAGTGGTGCAAGCAAAGCACTAGCAGCAAGAGGAAACAACGATGACGAGTGATTGGCATAAACATCGAGCGTATGCATCTGATGTGACAACACACGGTGACTACAGAGGCAACTGCCCTTTCTGTGGTGGACGCAATACATTCACAGCTACGATCAGCACAGGAGTGTTACAGTATAATTGCTACAAGCTTGGCTGTGACGTGGGTGGTAAGTTCGATACAGACATGACTGCCGCAGAGATACGCAGACATATGAACCCTGAGCCAGAGATCAAAGCAGAGGCTCCAACAATGGAGATACCAGAGTATGTAGTGTACCCTGACGGACAGGACCAGTTCTCACGTCTACACCGCTTCATGCGACGGTGGGGCATATCCCAGCGCGACGTTATGTATGACGTTAAAGCAGAGCGTGTAGTGTTTCCTATCAAGAAGGACGGACGCATTATCGACGCTATTGGTAGAGCTGTTGGTCCTAACACGTATCCTAAATGGTATCGCTATACAGGTTTAGCTGATTACTTTACGATTGGTGACGGACGGACGCTACTGGTAGTAGAAGACGTGATCTCGTCCATAGTAGCGTGGCAAGAGTTCCCTAACATCACAGCTATGGCTATCCTAGGGACTCAATTGACTGCTGCACACATGGAAAAGATATCTGAGTATGACAAAATAATTGTTGCATTAGACCCCGACGCTGTGTCAAAGACGTTGGAGTATAAGCGTGTGATTGAATCTTGGACCGGGATCAAGTCAATTGCATTTAAACTGGAAGACGATATTAAGTATCGCGTAGATGCAGATATCGAAAACTTAAAGGAAGCACTATGATACAACCTGATCTATTTATGCGTAATGACATCGAGCATTACTCATGTGATGCAAAGGACTTATCCACTATAGATTTCTATATTGAGCCTAATTCTCGTCAAGAAGAGGCCATGCTACACATGTCGCAGTATCTACAAAGCCTACCTAAAGGTATGTATATGGTCTACAAAACAGGTGGCACACACAGGTTTAAAGATAGATACCCCGATCCTATTTATCCCTATATTAAGAACACTAATACAGGTACTACCTATTCTGTTGTATACACTAGGGGACCGTACCCGTGCATGGGATTTCCTGCTAAGTATGATACAGAACAGAAACTGCGTAGAGGCGGCGGTACTATTTTATTTTCTATGCATAGACTAATTGCTATGACCTTTATAAAGAATGAAGACCCTCAAGCTAAACAATTTGTGGACCACTTGAATGGTGATAAATACGATTATCGTGTAGAAAACTTAGAGTGGGTTACAGGAACAGAAAATCAATTACGCCTAAAAAGAAAGAAAAAACAAAATGACTAACATACTAGTAACACTAATAGATAGCATGGGCAGTGACTTAACAGTAGTGAACGCAGCACGTGTATCATTCGGTAAGAAAAAGGATAGCTTTGATGTTGAGAAAGATAGTAAACTTATTCGTTACCTTGCAAGGAATAGGCATACTTCTCCTTTTGGGCATTGCTTTGCTTCTTTCCATGTATGCGCTCCAGTCTTTGTAGCACGGCAGCTTGTGAAGCATAAGTTTCTACGTTGGAACGAGATTAGCCGCCGCTACGTTGATGATGAACCAGAGTTCTATATGCCTGATGTTTGGCGTGGACGTAGTGCTGACAAAAAGCAAGGCAGTTCTGGAAAAGTAAGGAGCAATGCTAATGTGCATTACTTTAATGAAAAAGCATTACAAATTTACAAACAGCTTATTGACGAGGGTGTTGCACCAGAGCAAGCACGTATGGTACTGCCGCAGTCTATGATGACTGAGTGGTACTGGTCTGGATCGCTTGATGCATTTGCTGACATGTGCAACCTACGCTGTGCTGATGATACACAAGCAGAGACAAGCATTGTAGCAGATGCTATTGATGAAGAGATGGAAGAGTTATTCCCCATAGCATGGAAGGAGCTTCGCAATGGGTGAGCTGCCAGAGGGACGCAAGCCACTACCCCAAGAGTGGTTTATAGATAGAGCTAATATGATGGAGAACGGCAATATGAAACAGTACGCAGTGATGATAGACGTTGATGGCGATTGGATGTATGTACCCGCTAACGCAAACATGTTCTACAACCACCCAGCGCCAAAGATATTCCACAACAAAAGAGATGCAGAGGAAGAGGCGGCACGTTGGAATACAGGTGTAGTGGTAGACTATAAGACAAAATCTATCCTACCCTTCACAGAGGAAGAGCGACGACGTGCGATGGAACGAGCAAAGGCAAACAAGGAATGACAAACTTCTTTTACGGAATATTGTTTATGTATCTCATGGCTTTGCCTTTACTACTATATATTGCAGAGCCTGAAGACCCTGAGAACGATCCTGGTGCGGCTTGGAGATTTGCACTTATGTGGCCTCTTGCTGCACTAGAATGTCTATTTAAAATACTGTTAGGAAACACAGATGGAAATTAGTTTAATCAAAACATTGCTGGATCGTGACTTCTACGAACAGCACAAAGGTATACGCTGCCCAGATAAAATCTTTACGAAGGACATGCGTAAGATCAAGCAGACGCTAGACGTTGCTATGGAAAACTACGAAGGTGACATGTCAGTGCCTGACCTTGAAGCATTGTTCTATGCGCAAAACCAGAGCATGACCACAGCAACCAAGACAGCCTACGCTGATCTGTTCCGTAAGATCGAGCAAACACAAGCGATCAAGAAAGAGATTGCAGAGGATGTACTTGGTAAGATGTTCCAGCAGTATGTTGGGGATCAAGTGGCAACCATAGGTTTTGACTTTGTGAACGGCACCAAGACAAGCCTAGAACCTTTACGCCGTTTATTAGAGGACTACAAAGATGACTTTACTCCTAACCTTCGTGTTGACTGGGATGACATTAGCATTGACACGTTACTTGATGCCAACGATCTGCAAACGCAGTGGAAGTTTAATATTCCAAGTCTCCGTCGGAAGGTGGAAGGCGTTAGCGGTGGTCATCTTCTGTTGGTTGGTGCTCGTCCCAACACTGGTAAAACTTCTTTCCATGCCTCTCTCATAGCTGGACCTGATGGTTGGGCATCACAGGGTGCTAAGTGCATCGTGCTGTGTAATGAAGAAAGCTACGAGCGTGTAGGTGCACGTTACCTATCTGCTGCTACCAACATGACCTTGGATGAAGTGAAGAGTAACATAGCACTAGCACGTAAGCGCTACGATCCAGTGAAGAATAACATCCGCATCAAAGACAGCACGAACAAAGACATGTCTTGGGTGGAGTCTGTAGTTAAGCAAGAGAAGCCTGACATCGTAGTGCTAGACATGGGTGACAAGTTCGCTACAAAGAACAGCGATAAGTCTGACATATACTTGAAGGACGCAGCGATCTACGCACGTAATATTGCTAAGCAATACAAGTGTTGCGTGATCTGGATGTCACAGCTATCTGCTGTAGCGGAAGGTAAGGTATTTGTAGACCAGTCTATGATGGAAGGGTCTAAGACAGGTAAGGCAGCAGAAGCAGACTTGATGGTGCTCATCTCTAAGAACCCAATCGTAGAAGGTGCTGACGAGGAAGACACACAAAGACACTTGAATATTGCAAAGAATAAACTTAAAGGTGGCTGGCACGGAGTAGTCCATTGCGAACTAGACGGGGGCCGTTCACTCTATACGGCATAAGAAAGGCAGGAACACATGCGATTAGTTTTAGACGTAGAGAATAGCGTAACATGGAGAGATGGGAAAACCTTTAACGATCCCTTCGAGCCAACTAATACGCTCACACAGGTAGGCATGGTAAATGTCGATAACACAGAAGAGATGCACATTGTTAACTTAGATCACAATGAAGCTAAGGACACGACAGGCGCTGGGCGTAAGCTAATACAGTCTGTACTTGATATGACCACGCTGTTGATAATGCACAACGCACAGCACGATCTTATGTGGCTGTGGGAGTCAGGCTATACGTATGACGGTGACATATACGATACCATGTTAGCAGAGTACCTACTGCAGCGTGGTCAAAAGCAACCCCTGAGCTTGGCTGCTTGCGCAGAGCGTCGGAGCTTGGCAGAACAGAAGGAAGATTATCTTGGCACATGTCTCAAGCAAGGGATCAACACGAACGAAACTGATCTCGCTAAGCTTAGCGTTTATCTTAGGGCTGACCTGCTCACAACTAGTGAGCTGTTCCACAGCATCGAGGCAGACTACAACACCCCCGAAGGAGAATCTCTTTCACGGGTTAAGCGTGTCACCTTTGACACCTGCAAAACCCTCACAAGAATGTACATGTCAGGATTCAAAGTCGATCTTGAAGAGTTGGAGCGAGTAAGAGATGAGTTTAAGAAAGAAAAAGCAGAGATCGAAGCGCGTCTGCAAAAGAAAGTCAGGCAACTTATGGGGGACACCCCTATCAACCTTAATTCGCCTGAGCAGATGTCACAAGTCATCTTCTCTAAACGCATTAAGAATAAGGGGGAGTGGGCGCAGCTATTTGACTATACATCAACTGTTCAAGAATACAAAGAAGCAGTCCAAGCGAATAGTGAAACGATCTACCGCACTAAAGCGTACACCTGTCCTACGTGTGAAGGGCAAGGGAAAACGTATAAAGTAAGGAAGGACGGAACAAAGTACGCTAAGCCTAACAAATGTAAGGCATGTGATGCTCGTGGGTATCAACTGTCTCAGACGCAACAGGTAGCGGGACTGCGCTTTACTGCGCCAAGTAAAAAGTGGATAAGCAATAATGGTTTCAGCACTAGTAAAGAAAACCTTGACACTCTTATGTCTACTGCCCGTTCTAACGGTATGGACGATGCTGTTAGTTTTCTGGGCGATCTTAAACGTCTTTCTGCAGTTAGCGTCTATCTTAGCAGTTTTGTTGATGGTATCGCCACATATACCAAACAGCACGATGGGTTCCTACACGTCGGACTTACCCAGCATGTTACAGCCACTGGACGTTTTAGCGGAAGAAATCCAAATATGCAGAATATGCCCCGTGGTGGTACGTTCCCAGTGAAGAAGGTATTTGTGTCGCGCTGGGATGGTGGTCACGTTATGGAAGCAGACTTTGCTCAGCTAGAGTTTCGTACAGCAGCATTCCTAGCACAGGACAAGGTTGCCATGAAAGAGATTGAGACAGGCTTTGATGTCCATAGTTATACCGCTAAGGTTATCTCTGATGCTGGTCAGCCTACGTCACGCCAAGACGCTAAGGCACACACCTTTGCGCCTCTCTTTGGTGCTACAGGATATGGACGCAGCAAAGCGGAAGCAGCATACTACGAACACTTTAACGATAAGTATCCAGGTATTGCAGCTTGGCACAAGAAGCTAGCCAACGAAGCAATGCGGTTTCAGAAGATCACAAACAAGTCTGGTAGGCAGTACGCTTTCCCAGATGTATCTAGAAGGAAGAATGGTAGCGTCACACACTTCACCATGATCAAGAATTACCCTGTTCAAGGTTTTGCAACCGGGGATGTGGTGCCTGTCGTACTCAATAAACTTCACGAATTGTTACAACCGTTACAATCTTGTGTAGTGAACTCTGTGCACGACAGTATGGTTGTAGACGTGCATCCAGACGAGAAGGAGAAGGTATTGTTTATTATTGAAACACTTAACCGTGACATCGTTAAGATGGTAGAAGATACCTACGATGTCCACATGAATGTGCCTCTATTATTAGAAGCAAAAATCGGTCCGAATTGGCTTGACACAGTTGACGTGTAAGCTATAACTAAGTTCTCTTTGACTCTATTAAAAGGATATAGAAATGAGTACAGAATTAACACTAGCAAATGAGCGTGGTCAGTCTATGGCAGAGCTTATGGGTTTGTCGTCTACGGCATCTGCAGAGGCATCCCCTTCTATTGCTCGTATTGGTATGATCCACCAGCCTAAGATGGGTGAGATCGAGTTTAACGGTAAGATGATCAAGACAGAAGTCTTACCTATTGGCTGCTTCACTCTTACTCAAGGTGAAGACGTTACGTATGCCAAAGAGGTACACGTGCGTATCTTTGCCCAGCGCCAACAGTGGACACGCTGGAACAGCGAAACAGAAGAGATGGAAAAGACGGTAATGTCTAACTCTCTTAATGGTGATCTAAAGGATACCATTGGTGGTTTTAACCTAGGGCGTCCCTCTGGTTGGATCGAAGACTTCAATGCACTTGACGATAAGACCAAAGCAATTATCCGCAGTGTGAAACGCACTAAAGTGTTGTACGGTACAGTAACACTGATGGAGCCACAGGATGAGTCAGGCAACCCTAAGTCTGGTGAGTATGTAGACATCCCGTTTGTGTATGACATAAAGAACAACACAAGCATCAAGAACTTGGATAGAGTAATGAAAGCTTTGCAGAATAAGAACCTGCTGCCTATCATGTCTAGTATCAAGTTGACTGGTGGTATCGGCTCTATTCCCACAGGTGCTCAGTTTGGCTTTGTAGAAGCTGCACTAGGTGACAAGATCGACATTTCAGATCACGATAACGACACCTTGCGTAACTTTATTGAGCTGATTGAATACAGCAACGGTAAAATTCTAGACCTTCACAATGAGCGTAACTCTGAGTCACTCTCTGATGAAGACGCTGCTATGGTTGGTGATATCATCAATAACGACTTTGTAGAGGTGCAAGAATGAACCACCCTGCAGAACTAGCCGTATATAGTTTCTTACAACTAGCTATGGCTGGCAAAGCTCAAATGTCAAAAGAGGTAATCGAACAGGTTGCCTCTGACGTTGAGGCTGCTATGAATAAGCAATTCAATTCAGGGCCACGTGACGATTTTCGCTTACGTATGTCTAACATTGGAAAGCCTAAATGTCAGTTATGGTTCGAGAAGAATGATCCAGAGGATAAGACACCACTACCACCACACTTCCTTATGAACATGATCCTTGGCGATATTGTTGAAGCCGTGTTCAAAGGGTTACTACGTGCGTCTGGTGTTACCTTTGGTGATAACGAAACAGTAACACTTAAACTACCCAACGGTCAGGAGATCAAAGGCGAGTATGACATGGAGATGGACGGACGTATAGACGACGTTAAGAGCGCCTCTAAGTGGTCCTACGAGCACAAGTTTGAAGACTTGAGTAGTATGCAGAAGCAAGACAGCTTTGGCTATGTAGCACAGCTTGTAGGCTACGCTACGGCAGCAGGTAAAGATGTTGGTGGCTGGTGGGTAGTCAACAAAGCGGATGGTCAGTTCAAGTATGTGGATGCCTCTGAGGTTAATCGTGAGGAAGTCTTAGGTAAAATACAAGAGCTTGTGGATTACATTGACAACGATGAACCCTTCGAGCGTTGCTTTGAGCCTGTACCAGAGACATACTACAAGAAGCCTAGTGGTAATGTAGTGTTACCTAGTGACTGTAAGTTTTGTTCATTCAAACATAAGTGTCACCCAACACTGCAGAGCCTACCTTCACGAGTATCTAAATCAGCAAACCCACCTTTAGTGGATTACGTTTTTATTGGAGATAACAATGCCTAAACTTACAATTGGCGACAAAGAGTTCTACACAGACGATTTTAACGAAGAGCAGATGAAAGCATACAATGAGATTATGTTCGCAAAAGAACAGATGGAACGTATGGAATACACTGCAACCGTTCTGAGAGATCGTTGTAACTTACTAGGCTCTGTCATTGCGCAGATTGCAGAAGCAGAGAATGATGAAGCGCAGACATCTGAGTAGAACATATCGTAGTGGCCTTGAAAAAGAGGCCGCTGCATTCCTCAAAGACAGGCAAAAGAAAGTCGAATATGAAAAGTTAAAGATCGAATGGGAAGACCTACGATACAGGACTTATACGCCAGACTTTGAGTTAGACAACGGTATCATAGTTGAGACAAAAGGCATCTTTGATTCAGAAGATAGACGCAAACACCTTGCAATTCAGGAGCAGCATCCTACCTTAGACATCCGCTTCGTTTTTAGTAACGCTAAAGCAAAGCTATACAAAGGATCAAAGACCACATATGCGGATTGGTGCACTAAGAATAATTTCTTGTATGCGCATAGGATTATTCCAGAAGAGTGGTTGCAAGAAAAAGGTAAACGCTGTAAGACTAAACGCATTACAGTAGAAAGGAAAGTCTAATGACTTATACACTAAAAGAGGGTGAGGTAGCAGTAGTCTTACGTGCTAATTACGATGACAATAATGAGTGGGATGGAAGCTCTACTACAGGTGTCGTATTTAACACAGATCGTGAAGATGAGGGTATGCGCCACGGTCTAGAGCTAGCTGTTCTTATGGCTGCGTTCATAGACTTTATAGCTGACTATCCTGATTATGCTGATCCTATTGAGGGCAGACGGTTGAGGCTTCTAGAGCAAATGTTCCCAGATGCTTTTGCTGCTGCAATAGAGGAGATCGAAGAAGAAGATGGGAGTAATGTTATACAACTAAACGCTTGGACTAAGACAGAGGGCAATGCATGACAGACGTAGTAAATAATCCTGTGCATTACAATCATAGTGGGATTGAGTGCATAGATGCTATCGAAGCTATGACAGAGAATATGTCAGGCGCTATAGCACCACAAGCAGCTAACGTACTAAAGTACATGTGGCGTTGTGAATACAAGAATGGCTTAGAGGATATTGATAAAGCCATTTGGTATCTCAATAGAATGCGAAAGCGCTGGGTGGAAACGCACAAATGAAAAAGTTTTATGTATCTTTTTTAGTTACGGTAGACGATGACAACAACATACTGTCGTCCTTTGAAACAGATCACGTAGAAGATGTGCAGGACTTAATGCAAAACTTACTACATGATATAGACGACACAGAAATAGAAAACTTAACAGTGAAGGAAAGACAATGCTAAGTGATAAAGATTTAGAAGGTATGGGGTACTACGACATGTTCCCTAATGCAGACCCTGTTAACTGGGCAGACTTCTATTCAGGTTGGGTAGAGAAGAAGATGCTTACTGAGGGTCAAGAACGTTTAGTAGAGAATACTCTAGGTCTTGTAGGTGAAGCAGGTGAAGTCGCAGAGAAGATCAAAAAACTCATTCGTGACAGCAATCGTTTTCACAATGAAGAGATTATGAAAGAGCTAGGTGACGTAGTGTTTTACGCAACTGCACTAGCAAACATTTACGGGCGTGGTCTACAAGAGATACTAGAGATTAACATTAAAAAGTTAGATGACCGTCAGCAACGGGGTACACTAAAAGGAAGCGGAGACAACAGATGAGCAACTTACTACCAACAGACTACCAGTCATTCATTCACAAGTCTCGCTATGCGAAGTACTTCGACGGTAAGGGACGTGAGAATTGGGACGAAACAGTATCACGTTACATGGATAACATTGTACGTCCAGTAGCAGGTGATGACTCTTACATTAATCAGATTGAAGAAGCTATCCTTAACCTAGACATCATGCCATCTATGCGCTCTATGATGACAGCGGGACCAGCAGCAGCACGTGACAACACGTGTATGTACAACTGCTCTTACGTGGCTGTAGATAAGCCCACACGATTTGATGAGGCTATGTTCATCCTACTGTGTGGTACAGGTGTAGGGTTCTCTGTAGAGCGCCAGTACATCAGTAAGCTACCAGAGGTGCCAGATCAACTGTTTGATAGCGAGACAACCATTGTAGTCAAAGACAGCAAAGAAGGTTGGGCTAAGGCATTCCGTCAGCTACTAGCATTGCTGTGGTCAGGTGAGATTCCAAAGTGGGATGTGTCAAAGGTACGCCCTGCAGGTGCACGACTAAAGACATTCGGTGGACGGGCATCAGGCCCAGCGCCTTTGGTAGAATTGTTTAACTTCGCTGTAGCTACATTCAAGAATGCACAAGGCCGTAAGCTGTCTAGCATGGAATGTCACGACTTGATGTGCTTCATTGGTCAGATCGTTGTGGTTGGTGGTGTACGCCGTTCAGCTATGATCTCTTTGTCTAACTTGTCAGATGACCGTATGCGTCACGCTAAGTCAGGACAGTGGTGGGAGACTGCAGCACATCGTGCCTTGGCTAATAACTCTGTAGCATATACAGAGAAGCCTGACATTGAGACATTCATGCGTGAGTGGACTGCTCTTGTAGAGTCTAAGTCGGGTGAGCGTGGTGTGTTCAACCGTCAAGCATCACAGAAGCAAGCTGCAAAGAATGGGCGGCGGGAAGCAGATAAAGACTTCGGGACAAATCCATGTTCAGAAATCATCTTGCGAAATGCGCAGTTTTGCAACCTTTCGGAGTGCATCATTCGTGCTACAGATAGTATTGAGGATATCGAGCGTAAGGTTAAACTTGCTACAATCTTGGGTACAATTCAGTCTACCTATACAAAGTTTCCTTACTTGTCTAAAGACTGGCAACGTAACACAGAAGAGGAACGTCTACTTGGAGTGTCTTTGACAGGTATTATGGACAACCCTCTTATGACATCTGCAAATGCAGGACTGGAGAAAACACTTGAGCATCTACGATCCATCGCTGTTACTACTAACGCTGAGTGGGCTGAACGCCTTGGTATCCCTGTTTCTGCTGCGATCACATGCGTTAAACCATCAGGTACGGTATCGCAACTGGTTGACTCCGCTAGTGGTATTCATGCTCGTCATAGCCCCTACTATATTCGTACTGTCCGTGGTGATAACAAAGACCCACTAACGCAGTTCATGATTGATAATGGTATCCCTAACGAGCCTTGCGTGTTCAAGCCAGATACTACTACAGTGTTCAGCTTTCCAATGAAGTCACCTGCGGGTGCTGTGACACGTAATGATATGACTGCTATTGAACAGCTAGAGATGTGGTTAACGTACCAGCGACACTGGTGTGAGCATAAGCCAAGTGTAACTATCTCAGTTCGTGATCATGAGTGGTTAGAGGTAGGTGCATTCGTGTACAAATACTTTGATGAGATGTCAGGTGTATCGTTCTTGCCGCACTCAGATCATACTTATCAGCAAGCACCTTATCAAGATTGCGGGGCATCAGACTACCATGAATTGTTAGAACTTATGCCTGAACGTATTAACTGGTCAAAGCTTTCAGAGTATGAGCAAGAGGATAACACTGTGTCTATGCAGACTATGGCTTGCTCTGGTGACTCATGCGAAATCGTAGACCTAGTGTAGGTAGCCAACAGTCACCCTGCGTACTCGTATGCCGCATAGAAAACGGTGAGTGCGTGGGGTGTAACAGAACTATAGATGAAATACGTGACTGGATTATTATGTCTGATTACGAACAGAGAAAACTCTTAGCTGAGTTAAAATGGAGAAGAGATGTACGTGATAATAACACGTGACCAATGTAATTTCTGCGATGATGCCAAAGCTCTGATGAAAGGTAAAGGCATTCAATACGTAGAGTATAACATTCAATCAGACAGCAGTAAGTGGTTGTTGTCTTTGTTGAAGCGTTCCAGTATAACTACCGTGCCGCAGGTATTTAACGATAAAGGAACACACGTAGGCGGCTATAACGATCTAAAGGAGTATCTATCATGATCGAGTTTTTAGTAGCAAGTACTGTGGCACTAGGCTTGGCAGTAGGTGTATTTACAGAGGTTGTAAAACCGACAGCTAACTATGCCATTGACCAAGGTAAAGCAGGTGTCGAGTACATCGAAGAGAAGCTAAACTAATGTGGGTTCTAGTAGTTGTATTGGTTGATGGGCCACTAATGTTTTCTTACGCTGAGTCGTTTCCATATAAAGATGAGGAGCGATGTTTGTCAGATGCATACGTGTCCTATCAAAAGCATATGGCTACTAGACCTAACGAAAGAGCTTACGTAGTGTCTTACTGCGCAGAAGTACCAAAGGGTACATAAAAAGAGAGGGGCCGAATGGCCCCTTTACTTTATCCCATGATCATTTGCTGCTAGTCTTGCCCACATCATTGCCTCGATCAGGCGTTCCCTAGCATTTTCTCTTTGTTCACATTCGTGTAAGTTGTTATATAAAAATGTGTCTAGATTATTAACAGCTTCTCTTAGACCTTCTTTAAACTGCTTGGTCTTACCATCCATGTAATCCCTAGCTTCACGCTCTAATTTCATAAACCTTCTTCCATAAACACTTTAACCCAATCAGCACAGATGTCGCTACGCACGATGTCATCTACACCAAACTCTACAACAGGGACAGGTAGCATATGCTTCTTAGCTAAGTGTATAACCTTAGATAAACCGTCGGCTTCTTTAAGGTCAGACTGCTGCACGTCACCGTTGAGAACAATTTTACTATTTTCACCTACACGGGTCAATAGCATCTTCAGTTCGTGAGTACTGATGTTTTGTGTTTCGTCTACAATAATAAAGGCATTGTCAAAGCTGCGCCCTCGCATGAGAGCCAGAGGTGCCATCTCTATGTTGCCATTCTTAATAGCAGTCTCTACGGCACCCTTTCCTAGGTGCTTCTCTAATACATCTAGGACTGGTAAAGCCCAAGGATAAGTCTTTTCTTCGAGCGTACCAGGTAAGAACCCTAAGTCTTTACCGACTGCTACATGCGGTCTGGTAATTACAATCTTGTCTATCTCTTTGAGAATATACAAATCTGCTGCATAGGTTGTGGTAACATAAGTCTTACCTGTACCTGCTGGACCAAGAATGAATATCTGTGTATTACTCTTGAGATGATCTAAGAGTTCTCTTTGTTTATCCGTCTTGGGTACAATCCCAGATACAGATTTCTTTTCGGCGTTCTTATAGTTTGTTTTTCTTTTACTGCGCACTGGTTTCTTCGGAAAGTCTGTTACATTATCGTCGTAGCTCAATCGTAATCCAAAGCCTCTATATATTCAAGGTAAAGTGTTAACTCTGTAGGTGTCATTTCTCTAAAGTTTGTATTGTAGCCATTGCGTTTCATAAACTCTCTAGCTTCGTCTTTAGTCTCTTTACGTTTACCTGCCACAGAAGCTTTACGTCGCATTGCTGCAATGAAACCTTCGTTGTTAGGGCCGTAGTCTTCTACCAAGTCTTTAACCTTAGCACGTATCTCAGTTAGCTTATTCTTAACAAGCATACGCTTCTTGTTTAAGTTTGCATTCTTAAACTCATCACTTGCCAGTAGTAGCTCTGACTCTTCCTCTAGGATAGGGGCTAAGATTTTGTTAAAGATACGGTCATACGCAGGTATCTCTGTACGCTCAGAGGCTTTCCAAGGTGCCATCTCTGCAACAGAGTATAGCTCTTCTGCTGATGTCTTGTCCTGCTTAATTGTTAGACCCAGTATACGTGCGATAGGGTTCATGTCGTAGACTTCACCTTCTCGAATACCAACTCTAAGTTCTTCACCTGTAATATTAGGTGTTTTTATGTCTGTACCTAGAACCCTATCAATAGCACTTACAAAACCTTCCACAATGTTATCGACATACTTAGTAGAGTACTGACCAAACTGTGCTAAGCCTTGAGCCTGACGAGGGTCTTTAGCTGTGTCTACGTCTGCAATGTATCCTACAGCCTTGTTAAGAGCGTCTAGAGGACGGGTATAGCCTGATATGTAGTTACCCCCTGCCTTAGAGAACAACGCTCCTGCAATAGCTTGTAGAGACTGTGGATCGCGTGTCTTATTAAAGAGGTAGTCTAAGATGTTCATTACATCGTTGCCGAACTGTGCGTCCTTAGCGAACTGACCGACAGCCAACTGCGTACCCATCTCTTCGATTAGCTCTTGAGGAACAGTCTCACCTCTGCGCATCAAGTTAGCTACACGCCCACCCACTAGGAAAGCAGAGAATGGGTAAGTGTTCTTCATGTCAGCAATGTCTGTACCAAGTTCTACTTCGTAAACGCCTAAGCCCTTCTCTCTGCGTTGCTCATCATAGTCAGCAGCTAAACGTAAGGCTGTGATACCTATAGTAGATCGAGCAACCGCTTGGTGCATAGTGATGTCTGCCATAGACTTATCTTTACGGACCATATGAGAGAGCAGATCAACTGCACCGCCAGCAGTCCACTGATACGTAGTTGCAATAACGTTATTAAAGAAACGACCAAATGGTAGGATAGTTCCGACTACAGGGATGCTAGAAAACTTCTCTACAAACTTAGCTGCAGTGCCAAGCATCTGATCATCTGTAGTGTAATCTTTAGAGAACACAGACCGAAGTGTAGTATCAATAGCTGCGCCTACGATGTCGTCATCTATTAGGTCAGTATCACCAGAACGTAATACATCCATGTAACTACGCCCGTGCTTGATGCGAACCATCTTGTCTAGCTCTGCCATGAACATTTGTGACTTAGTGAACGTATCTTGTGCACGTACACCTGCTACTACGTTTGCAGCGTTAGCTACAGACTCAGCTACACGTACTGGTCCTTTAGTGATATCTACACCGTAGCGTTGCCCGGTACGCTCAACACCACCAGAGACAGTCTCAAACAAGATGTCACGTGCTTTCTTATTCTCTTTAAGGAATGACATATAAGCGTCATGAGTAGTGTATGGGTCCATCAAGTTAGAAAACTTCTGAGACAACATGTCACCGTACACAGCACCTTTACGACGCAGCTCTGTACCCTTCTTACCACCGATAGCCATACCTGCTACAGTGTAAGCTGTACCTTGTACAACATCAGCTAAGGTTGCGCCTACGTAGTACTGACCGAAACCCGCAACGTTGATAGCTGTAGTAGCAGGAGATGAAACAAGTAAACGCCGCCATAAGTTCTGACCGTATCCGAATATTTTAGTACGGTCTACTACTTGAGCTTCTTTCTTTAGTATCTCTGCTGTTGCATTACCCAGCGCTTCGTCACCGCCTAGAACACCTGCATTGATAATCTTAGAGGCTTGGCTCATTACGTTAAGCACAGTACCGCCACGGTTAGCGTCCATAGCTACAAGGTTACCTAAGCTTTCCTTAGCACCAGCAGCCTCACCAAGAGACATGCCTGTAACCTTTAGCATGTCATTAATCTGTTTAAGCTCTTTGTCTGGTATCAAAGCAGTTACAGATGACAGTGCGTCAGGGATAGTCTCACCTTTGCTTAGCTTATAGCCACGCTTAGCTAGCTGGTGCACTAGGCCATCCTTATCGCCTTTACCTGTAGAGCCTAGGATAATACGCTTAAACACAGTCAAGTCTGTTGCTGCAGCTAGGCCAAACTGATCACGTCCTGCATCTACTTTATCACGCCATTCTTTGACGTTCTTCATAATATCTTCTGTGATTTCTTTCTTAGCGTCGCTGTCTAGAAGCTTAGCAAACTGAGTAGGGTCTTTAATCTGGCGCTTATCACGCAATCCCATGATCTCAGTCTCAACACGCGCATCCTTCATACCAGACGACACAGGAGATTTCATACCTAGCAATTGCACACCTACGCCTACACCACCAAGTAAAGAGCTGAAGCCTGTCTGCAGATAGCTATACTGATCTTGTGCATCAACATCCAGATACACACCTTGAATCTGAGCATCTTGTAGCGCAGCAATACCTGCATCCGTAAAGCCTGTGTAGTACAGAGACTTACGCATAGCGTCTTGCTTAATCTTATCCTTAGCTGTCTCACGAGCTTCTAATCGAGCACGACGCATGAATAGGTCATACTCGCGCTGGGCCATCTTCTTAGCGTACCTACGTGCTTGAGGAGATTTAACACCTGCTTTTACAGCCTTATCCAGGGCAGCTCTACGCGCTTCTTTCTTAGCCGCTTCAGCACCTACTTTACCTGCACCCTTCTTCATAGCTTCGTTAGCAGCACGAGCCACAGAGGCACGTACAGCAGCCTTAGCACCTTGGCCTACGCCAAAGGCTGTACCACGAGCTACACCGCCTGTAAGAGCACCTAAGTAGTTGGAAGGGTCTGTAGCTACACTTTTTATGTAATCCCAGACACCATCCACAGCACCAAACACACCGTCATTCACAAAGACATTGCCAGTAGCGTCATATAGTTGGTATGCTTTCTTAGCTGCTACCTTTGCTTCATCTGACGCTTTACTGATGTGACGTGCTTCTGTGACAGTACTAAGAGTGTTAGTGTTAAAGTCTCGCATGTGATTAAAGAAGTCTTCTACGACAGCATCGTTGTCAAACTTACCACCTGCTTTATAGCGATCACCAAAACGTGTCACCATGTAAGCACGGATGTCTTTAACGTTCTGGCCTTTCTTTAGATCAGACTTCTTTAGAGGACCATCTAAGCCGTAGTTAGTCTGGTCATCATCATCTTGTGGGTCAGTACTCAAGAAGCTACGCTCGAAGTCTTCCAAAGTAACAGGACCACTTTTCATAACTTCACGTGTTTGCTCCACTTCAGGAGTATCTTTTTCATCAGCTAAGAACTGACGCTCAAAGTCTTCAATAGACAAGGGGTCCATACTATTAACCTTCTACAATAGGTAGTTCGTCTTCAATAAACTGCTTAAATGATTCTGGTGTATCTTCTAGATCATTGTCTTCTAGGTATTCCTTGTAGTCAGCTTTGATGTCAGCAGGGGCATTCTCTCGTGTCATCTCTTCTACTACTGGCCCTTTAGTAACGTCCATAGTAGCTGGCTTATCTTCTTCAGTAGGCTCTGATACGACAGGCTCGTTAGCACCTACAGTAAAGCCTTTCTCCCACCAGCTCAAACCGTCTGCATTCTTAGGTTCTTCCTCTTGTGCATTAGGTTCTTTTACAGTGATGTCAGGCACACCCATTTCGTTGGCACCTGCAGTAAAGCCTTTCTCCCACCAGCTTAGACCGTGTTTACCTATACCTTCTTCATCCAGAGCTTTATACACAGCTTCGTAGGTTAGTTCGCCAAGAGAGTCTCTATTCTTTGGCCTACTAAAGAATTCTTTTGTTTGCGCTACAGAGTATGTCTTTTTCTCACCGTTAGGTTGGGTAAAGACAAGCTGTAGACCGTCTTCAGTTACTATAAAATCAATCTGATCTAAGTTAAGAGTTTTTTGAATCTTAGCTATTACAGGATCGTCAGAGTAAACAGGCTCTGGTTTTTTTCCGTCGCCTTTTCCTGCCTTTTCAGTTTTCCCTGTAGTAACTGTCGCTGCAGGAGCAGCAGTGTCTTCGTCTGTCATAGAGAACTTACTTGCGTAGTCAGTAACGCCAAAGATGCTATC